CTCCAACATTCAGTGGTGTTTCTCCAACAATAACGCTAAACGGAGATATTACTGGTTCAGCGACACTCACAAACCTAGCAAGTGCCACAATTACAACAACAATTTCTGCCGACTCAGTTGCGCTTGGGACGGACACAACAGGAAATTATGTTGCCACAGTGACTGGTACTGCCAATCAAATTACAGTGAGTGGTTCTGGAACAGAGACTGCGGCCATAACTCTATCGCTTCCACAAGATATAAATACGACTTCAAATCCATCATTTGCTGGAGTTACTGCTGATGCGATTCGTCTTGGCATAACGGCAGCTAACGAAATTGATACAACATCGGGGAATCTCGTTATTGACTCAACCGGTGGAACCGTAACAGTCGATGACAACCTTGTTGTTTCTGGAAACTTAACTGTTTCTGGTACAACCACAACCGTAAATACGGCAACACTAAATATTGCTGATAACGTCGTCACTCTTAATAGCGACTTTACAACTGGAATTCCGACTGAAAATTCTGGAATTGAGGTATTACGCGGTTCGTCAAGTACTGTTGCCCTTCGCTGGAATGAAACTAGCGATATTTGGGATTTAACAACAGATGGCACTACATATAATCAAATTTCAACGCTTGGTGGAACAGAGACCTTAACCAACAAAACACTTACATCACCAGTAATTACTGGCGCTGACATAAGACCAACAATTAACTCACAATCTGGAACAACTTATACAATTCAATCAACAGACCTTGGCAAGTATGTAGAGATGACATCTTCTTCGTCGAATACGGTTACTCTCCCAACGGGAATCGGTTCAGACGGCAGCCAAATAATTATTGTTCAGAACGGAACTGGAAAAACACGAATCGTTGGTAGCGGTGTAACGATACTCTGTACCCCTGGTGATTATCTTCGTGCTAGATACTCTTCGGCCACGCTATTGCGAAAGAGCTCGACAGTTTGGTATATGTTCGGCGACTTGAGTGCCACATGAGCCGTATACCAGCCGTACCGCCAGAGCAGGGACAAAAACCAAGTACACCTGGAACACCTACCGCTACAGCTGGCAATGCTCAGGCTACGGTCGCATTTACCGAGTCGACATATAAGGGGAAAAGCGGAACAGGCACATATACCGCAACATCAAACCCGGGTTCGATTACTGGAACAAACTCAACAACTCCAATCACCGTTACCGGCCTAACAAATGGCACAGCATATACATTTACTGTTAAATATACGACGTCGACTGGTGTTGATTCTGATACAACGGCTGCTTCAAATTCGATAACTCCAGTTCTTCCGCCATATTTCCCTCCGTTCTTTCCACCATTTTTCCCACCGTATTTCCCACCGTTCTTCCCGCCGTTTTTTCCGCCGTATTTCCCGCCTGCATTTTCGCTACCAACGTGCAATTGCCAAAATGGCTCAACAGGGACAAGGGCGTGCGGTTTTATATGCATCAGTTATAGCGGCAGCTGCCCCGGATGCCCTGTTCATGCACCATGCCGAATGGGGTACGAGTATTACACAATCACCAATTGCAGTGGCCAACCGGCGCCATGCGATTGTCCGGCGTGCGGACAGGAAGTATCGTTAAGCGGTTGTGGGGATGCTGGTAGCGTTTGCTCACCATGTCCGTGATAGCCTATGGATTGGAGATAAAATGAACACAACAAACACATGGATTGAGGCAAATAAATTGGGTGACTACACAAACAAATATTTTGCGTTCGTTATTGATGGCGAGGTCACTCATGTGCATCTAGTTGATACAAGACTCGAAAAATTAATGGCGGTAATGCAGTCGAATCCAACAATTATTCAAATTCCAGACGAACTTGGTCCACGAATGACAACAGTTGATGGAGAGGGCTGGATTTATGTTGATGGCAAATTTAGGGATACACTTCTTCCATGAGTGCCTGGAGCGAATATAAAAAACGGCTTGGTACAACGCGCCCGTGGGATGTGTTCAACCCAAATGCTCAAACAACCACAGAAGAAGAAGCTAGCGCTAGATACGCGGTGTGTTTGGAGTGCCCAGAATTGGTCGGTCTCACAAAACAGTGCAAGAAATGTGGTTGTTTCATGGCAATAAAAGTTAAATTTAAGGATGCGAGTTGCCCATTAGATAAGTGGTAAATCCATAAATGAAAAAATCCATTTTCATTCAGATACCCTGTTATAGAGACATAGAGCTAAATAAAACAATACAAAGCGCTATTAATAACGCAAGCGGCGATTATTCGCTACATTTTGGTATACATAATTGTTATCTGACTGAGCAAGAAGCCGAAATCGTATATCCAACAAAAGAACTAGCAAAATTATCAGCCATACATAGCATTGCTCCAGAAAACATGGGAGCTCAAAAATCTCGTTATCTTGCAAATACTTTTTTTGATAATGAGGATTTTTATTTACAAATTGATGCCCATATGAGATTTGCGCCAAAGTGGGACACAAAACTTGTAGATGAGTTGAATTACTTCATGGATAACGGTATAGACAATCCGCTATTGACTGGAATTTTGGCAAATTATATGTATGAAACAAGTAATGGAATTACTAAAGAAATTTATACAGATACACAATCCATGCCACCAATCGGTTATTATTTCCTTGACAAAGACGAAATGTTCAAAAAATACTTTTTGCCTAATCAGCAAATTTTTGCTCACACGAATAGGTATTGCACTTTTTCGGCCAGCGTAAGCGCCGCTTTTATTTTTGCAAGCGGAAAGTTTGGCCTGATTGAGCCGCACCCAGAATTGAATTTTTGGAATGAAGAGCCAATTACCTCAATGAGGGCATTTACTCATGGCTTTGATATTGTGAGTTCGCGTCTGCATGTACTTTGGCATTTACCATCGCTTGATAGTAGGGGATTCAATATACGGAATCGAGCAAACTCTGATTTTCCAATGATTTGGGCGGACCATGTAGATGGTGAATCTAAAAATCTATTCAAGAATATCATTACGTCAAATAAAATTGGAAGATTCGAACTTGGTTCAGCTCGTAGCCTTGAGGACTGGTCAACCTTTTCTGGACTCAACTACAAAACCGGGGAAATCAATAGCCCGCCATGGTTGGTGTAATCTAGTTTTATGGCTGAAAATATCTACGCTGCAACCACTCCAAAGATTGGGAAAAATGAAGTTACGGAGATTGATGCGCTTCAAGATGAACATCTTGGTGGTGGGGTTGTCGTTTTCAGAAATGCCGTAAATACGCAAAAAGACATTTTGATGCCATGGACCGATAGAAATGCTCAAGCGGCACATGAGCAGAGATGGAAGTATCACACCGACCTTGACGGGCAGCGTTATGCAGTAAACGAGGATGGAAATAAATTTTCCATTGAGCAGATTGAAGAAGTGCCTATTCGTGTTTTACAGCCGGTAAAAGAAACAACAGAGCCTGAAATGGTTGATATTTTCAGAAATTGGGAAGACCAAATCTACAAATGTCTAATCAAATATATCTATAGATTTCCATTTGCTCTTGGGACGATTTGGTGGAGGAGTCGCGGACATCTACTCCGTTACGATGCTGGTGATTATTTAGGCGTTCATAACGATAATGACTCAAACTACCGAGCCACAAATGGCGAGCGATATATACCCAAGGGCCAAGTTCAAATGCGCCAGGTTGTTGCAGCGATGTTATACATCAATGATTGTGTTGCCACTGATTCTGAATTGGATGGAACAAACTATACAGGCGGAGAGTTGTTTTTTCCTTATTTGGACATTACGCATATGGCAAAAACTGGAGACATAGTTCTATTTCCTTGCAATTTTATGGCCACCCACGGCGTGCATACGGTCCAGGCTGGAAGAAGGTATGGATATCTTGAATTTTTCTCTCAGGGTATTTCCCATCAAGAAGCACTAATCAATGTGAGCGAACCACAGGATTGCGACGACTGGTGTAGACCGCATTGGATAGATTCGTTGTATGACGATTTTGTGTTGTACTCAAAACATGCGGAGTTTGGGCAATCCGATTTTGGTGTTATGCGTACTAATCCCGTGTATCAAAATAGGGCACTAGAAGGCGATAATGGACTTATTCAGCCCTATTATTCGAGCAAGGTAAAGGAAGATACGCGGAAACGCGGCAAAGAATATCCGTCCGAACTTCTTTAATTAAATCTGCCTCTGATTATCGTGAATCGTCTGATAGCAATTATTAGCTGCTTTCACCCGAAGGTATTTTTTATCTTTTTTGTCTGCCCCGTGTGAATTTTGTATTTCCGATAGTGGCACAGCAGAATAGTGGCCAATCAATGAGTTCCTAAATCTTTCATTTGCTGGAAAAGCACTACTGGCTTGAGCACCTCGATGCACAGATGACCCATACCACACAATTACGTCTCCGGATTTGCCCCTGAATTGATATGGCGTAATTCCTGTATTGTTTTTTAATTCATCAATAAGTAGCTCATAGTATGCATAGCATTTTGCTGGGTTGTTCATCATATTTTCATAATTAATGACTGCTCTATCGATTATCCATTTGTGAGAACCTGGCACAACCTCAAAAGGGCCGCTACCTGCTCCAAAATCATCTATACATGTCATCATTCCAAGATAATGCTCACCTGATTCAACCGTGCCGTTGAATTTATCGACTTCAAGATTTGGGTTGAAATCTCGATGCCAGTTGATGTTCGACGAACCAAGGCGAGCTTCAGAAAGATGCAAGGAATATGTCGCTCCAGTTGAGGCAAAATATTGTTGCATCATGTCGTTGAAAGTAATATTCAATATCGTCTGATTTTCTAGATATTCTTCCCGTGATGGTAGATAGGAAAGAAATGGTTCTACCGACCTTGTCAATTCATCTGGGTATTTGTCTTTATATGCTTTAATCAGGTGCGGAGAAACTCCACCCTCTACAACGCAGTACCCATATTCTTTCAGGAAATTAATATCAATCGTTGGGCTCATTGTTCACCCCATGAATCGCCCTGAAGATGCCAGCTTGATACATCGCCCCTTGGCTTATCAAGAGAGTGATTGATTGTTATATTCTTCCCAAACGTATTAATTGCATGAATCATTCCGAGTTGCTCAGGGAATCCAAGCTCTTTTGCTACATCTTTGAGTTTTCCATTATTTATGTCTGCCCAAACTGCAATCATCGCCTGAGCACCAGTTCTTCCATCGACATAATATTTGTTAGCGATTAAATCAAGCATGTCGTGTTCCCAGTCCATTTTTTTGGGTGTCGTCTTGTCTTGGTGCATTGGCTCGAGATGCACCGAATTATCAGAATTTGCCATATAGCGATTGACGATTTTAGCTGGCGACTCTGAGTATTGGACACCCCATATTGTGTCGGCAAATATTCCATAGACATCGTGTGAGTATTTCCCTGATACAAGCATTAAATGAGACCCGGGTTTTGCGTCACCCAATTGCTCCAAGGGATATCCGCGAATTGCACCCTCAACGTATTTATCAGTTAGCCCATTTATTAGGGTTCGCCATTTATTTTCTTCGCGTTCTCCATTAAGGGAATTAAAATCAATGTAAAGCCCCTCAAAATTGCATCCGTTTCTAAAAATATGTTTTGGTGTATCAAACGCAATATCAAGAGTTCCTATGCAAATTATCACGTCACACATTGCGACCATTTTTGACAAATCGCCAACATCATTAAAACCAGCGCTAATTGCCTTATTTGTGTTTTCTTCACTTCTGCCATTTGAAGCAAAAAATATTTTATGTTTATGGGCAAGAGAAAGACCAATTGTTCTGCCCATTTTTCCCGGTGAAATTATTCCTATATTTGCCATACCTACTGCTTCCAATTTGTTGGATTAATATTTCCAACCGGCACACCGAATTGTTGCCTCTCTCCAACCTCTCTAGCAAGCCGTGGCAAAAAATATGCCCTATAATCGAGCACATCGTTGACGTCAAGTGGACTTGGGGAGCCATCAATACTTCCTTGACAAAACCACGCCAAGTACCCATATCTAATTCCTGACTTAATTGGGTAAATCTCGTGACAGCCAATAAAGTTCGACGGATATACAACCAGTCTTCCGCGTTGTGGCGGAACAATAATTCCCCATGGCCTAAAACCAATTTCCCCGCCCGTAAAATCATTGTTTAGGGTCATACTGCACGTCAATGTATTTGCAAGTGGACTATGGGTAAGTGGCGTTATTCCATCTTTTTGGTACGGAAGGGTGGCGTCAGAATGGGGACCTATCATTTGGTCAACCAAGTACTTAATGATGTATCCGCGAGTTCTCCATTTTATTGATGTGGTTACAACAGGAAAATATTTACAATAAATAACGACTGCCTCGTATAGCGCTTTTTCTAGTCTTCTTACAAATTGCTTATGCTCTTCGGATATTCCAGAAAACACCGTATCTATGTATCTAATTGGTGCAAGTGATTTTGTACCACCGGCATGCTCATATCCGCCAGAATTTAATGTTCTGCCGTCATCACTTGAGTATCCTTCTGGTTTTGTTAATTTTTCAAGCTCATTAATATAAGAGATTAGTTCCGCATCTTCAAAATCGATAATATTATCGAACTGAAAAATTCCATTACCGTGATGAAAGATGTCCATCAGAAACCATCCCTTACCAATGAGTATGCGTGTGAATTTTTGTCAACGCCAATGGATTCAAGATGCGAGCGAAAATCCTCTCTTAGCTTTGGCATATAGATATTGGTCCCAACTTTTGCTGTATCCGGGTCGGAAATCGGGTCAATAATTGCCTCATTGAAATCAGGATTTGGACTCCCGTGCGAATACCAACCCAAATAGCTATATCGTTCACCACGCGTAACTTGTTTGACTTCGTGCGACGCTATGAAGTTTGATGGGAACATCATGATGTCACCTTTTCTGGGCGTATAGTCAATTTCGAGAAAATCAAAGTAGTGATGACCGCCGCTAAATGAATTTTCTGGGACCGCATCCATCCCGTCACTACAGTCGTTTATATACACGATGCAGGAAACAGTGTTGCGTGTTGCCAGTTGGTCCGATGGATGAGGGAAGCCATAGACATAGTCAGCACTTGTGTCAGAATGCTTGCCAAGATACTGCTTATTTTCTTCTGAATACTTAACTATGTGTCCTTTAACTTTCCACCAAATGTTTTTGTAGGCAAGTGGAAATTTTGTTAAATATTGCAAAAGGTATCTATCTTTTGAATCTTCCAAAAAACATAGAAACTCTTTTAATCTCTCATCTGTTCGCTGATGGGACGTAGAGCATCTGCCAGGCATTGACATAAACGTGCTATCAGAAAAAATGTAACCACTCTTATTTACAAGGGCTGGCTTTCCTGTCTCTGGATGGATTATCGGCGAATACATATCAGCCATATCCTCATCAACAAGTTTGCTCATTGTTTCAAATGCCCACTGCCAATCAAAGCTAATGGCGTTTCTAAATATGCAAACCCCGGAACCAAGATGTTCCATTTCAACAGAATTAAATATGTTGTCAACTCTTGTGGTCATATGGCCTTCTCCTGTGGGCAATCATATGTTGTGGCGGGTTTTCTCCATATTGATTGTTAAGAAATTCATCATAATCTTCAATTATCGTTTTCATCCAAACTTGGCCCCCATTTGTTGACATTTCATCACTAGGACAAATATTGAAATCCTCCTGTGGTGAACCCTGAGCAAACCACCCAAGATATGAGTATCGCTTGCCTTCCGTGACGGTGTTTATTTGATGTGCACCAACGTAGTTTGCTGGAAACAGCAAAACATTTCCTGCGGTTGGAACTATCTCAACATCTGCATACGGGAATATCATGGTGCCGCCAACATAATTTTCTGTATTGGAATCACTTAGTTCTGCGAGAGACGAGTTGAGGAAAACTATTGCGCTAACCACATTTCTGGTTGCATGCTGCTCTTTGGGGAAATTTCCATACCGATAATTAACATCATTATCGCAGTGGAGTCCGAGTGAGCCCCCAGGAGAATAAGACAATATATGACCAGTACTTCTCCACCATAGGCACTGCAATAGCGCTGGAAATATTGAAATGTACTGAAGAAGACAGTCGTACAAAACTTTTTCGTATTTTGAATATATGTTTCTATCTAAATTTTGCAGTCTCAACGGAGCTTTATTAACTTCATCGAGGCTATATATGAACCCTCCTTGATTTACTGCATGTAATGGATTTCCAGATTCATCAAATACAAATTTGAAGTTTTCACTTCTTGCCACATTTTCCAAATATGACAGCGTGTCTTTTATCGAGTCAAAATCAATATCGACTACGTTTTCAAATAACACAATTCCATTTCCGTAGTTAATATAATCTTTCATAATATTTCCCTAATTATCTCAATAACAGATGGAGAACCAACGACAATTGATTTTTCAGAAATTGCCGACTCCGACCAATTGAATCTCCAGTAACACCTTCCATCTCTGGATGTTAAAAATTTTTCGTAATTATTTGGGATTCTCATCACTGATTGTCCAGCCTTGTTTTGGCCAGCAAGAGCAAGTTCGCTATTGTCCGCTGGGTTGTCGTCGATAGCCCTGACCTGGTTTCCCTTTAGAAACGACCAAACAGGGTGCTCGTTGGGTCCGTTGACTTCGATTTTTTGAGTAACTGGGAATGTAATGAATGGGTATGTTGTTTTTATATTGTAGAAAATTTCTTCGTCATTTCCATTTTCCATGCCAGAAAACATTTCATGTAGTTTTTGCAATTCATACAGGTGTTTTGCTGTTCTCGCATATGACCATAACTTTTTTGTTTTTGGCGCATATCCAGTTTTAGTGGCAATATTTACATGCAGGCAAACATGGTTGTCAAATTCGCCCAATAGGTCACTAAAACCATCAAGTGAATTTATTTTTAAGGAATAAACCGAGCTTACGTATGTCATTTAATAACTCTTTTTGCTCGTATTGGGTGGGAAATATAGTCAGCAATACGAATCGAGCCAATATTTGAATTATCAACATCTAACTGATTGTTGATTTCTAGCCTTAAATTGGCCGATATTGGTGTCTGTATCTGCATATCTATACATAAATTTTCTTCAGAACATTGCACCGAATTGCCGTCAATCTCGTACTTGTCCAATTCGGAATCAAGAATACAAGACCTATCTGTATTTACCGTTAGAAAAAACCTATCATCGCCAAACGGTGTCGGAATAATGAGTTCCCATAAACCAGCAAATTTGAACATCACACATCAACTAATTGTTCACATCTTCACCGGACCACGGTGACATATCCGGATAAATACTGGTATTCGGATTAACTGGATGCAAATTGAAACTTACACAAACTCGAGGACGGTCTCCGGTGTGACGCTCCGTCATGTGCGGAACAAAAGAATTAAAAAACACAATTTTGCCCTCGGCTGGTTCAATTTTCGTAACCATGTTATAAGCGTTCATTGCCTCACCGTAGAGACAGAGCCTGCAGTCTGTGTTAACTGGGTCAAGATACACAACCCCAGACCAATATTCTTCTGGGTAAAGATGTCCGTTTGAGCTATGCCGATGGAATGGTGTTGACTGCCCTTTCTCCAACACGCCACACCACATGTCAACAACCTTTAACTCACCAATTACGTTATTAGCAATTAGTTCAATTTCTTCTTTTAGCATTTGTGTTTCTGGTGTTTTAGGTAGTACATAATCAACACCCGTAAATACATCAACAAATTCTTTCTTGTCTGGGAATTGAGGGTTTTGTCGAGATTCAAGGATTTGCGCAGCTATCTTTTTGCAGTCGACGCTTTTATCAATAAACGACTCATGAGCCCTAATCGGAACAAGCCAAATCCAACCACCGTTGTCATTCATATACAAACTCTCCTGTCGTGATTCCCTTTGGCTGTAAATCCATGGTCCATATATTAATCACCAAAACCTGTCGCTCACCGCATGTTGACGGGGTGGTGTTGTGTAGATAGTGGCCAGAGTCAAACATAATAGCCCTATTTCCCTTATATGAAATTCTTTCTCTGTCAAGTATTTCTGATTTATACTTTTCTATATTTATTTGTTCTAGAATATTTTTTGTTCCATCAATTAATTTATTTTTATGAATTTCTAAAAATCCACCATTTTCATTATCTGCCCCATACCACACACACCCGAAACGGGGGCCATTAAATATCTTTGAACTGCTGTACTCGAATGTATCTTCATCTACGTGCTCGTTTATGTACTGACCAGGGCCAAAAGTTCTTGTCCAATACTCAAAGCCGCAAATTTCGTCAATTGGGAACGGCAGGTATTTATTCCATATCTCATATATGACCTGTTGTCGTAATGTTTTTATATCCTCTACCCACCATCCTTTCCAGAACATGTACGGAGAGCGCGAGCTTGAGTTTTCGTAGTGATATTCGTTTATGTCTGAAGCAATTTTAAATTGATTAGAAAACGAAGGAGAAAAAAAGTTATTACTATCTAATACATTTTTGTAAGTATTATCACTAACTGCATTGTCAAGAACTACCATCATAGCCATTTTGTATTTGGGAATTTTTCTCTCAAATATGAGAGTTCAAAATCAAACATCAATACAAGCCTTCTTGATGACCCAACATGATTAACTGAGTGTTTGAATGGTCTTCCGTCCTTGAACGCCAATATTTCCCCTTCTCGCCAGCCTCTGGTTTCGTCGCCTACGGTTATTGAGCATCCTGGGTCGTTTATAAGGCACAGATGTGCCCTCATTATCTCGTCTGAGCCAAAATGTGGGTTAACCATTGCGCCAGGATGCATAATGCTAAACATCCCCCCAGAGCATTGCCCTTCGTCCCCAAATTTATTGACTATTGAATTGAATGTAACGAATTGTCTTTTTACATAATCAAGATGTGTGTCTAGGTCAACTTTTGTTTTCCATTTTAAAATTTTCTTTACCATTTCGGTGTTGCCCCATTGTTTTGAGTCCTGTCCTGGCGGAGTGCCAGCGACAGCCACATCCCATGAGCCAGAATACAATTTGTTTACTTCATCAGCATCATCCTTATTTTCGTCGGTATTTTCATACCGTGAGTGGGAAAGCGTTATATTTGGAGCCGGCAAAGAAGAAACTCGATTCCCTGTGGCTGCATACGGATGCTGGGTGGATTCGTATTGCAGATATTCGTCCCTTATTTTTGTCCATTCCTTTTCAAGCTGGACACAAACCGGCAACGACCTAATTAATTCATCCCAAAACTTTGGCTCTATTTCCGTCATAGGGCAACATTATCACTGCTGGTAATTCAATTTTGTATGTTTGATTTTGTTATTAATTTTTAATAAATGTTGTTGTTCCGTACCCACTGGCCACGTGATAGAGGAAGCCGTCACATTTCTCAAGCAGTCTGTGTATATCAACGTATGGGTGGGCATGGTAATTTGCTCTTGTATATAGTTTTGCTGAATTATTTGAAAGAGAGATGAGAAGTGCTCCCCCTGGATTTAGGGATTCAACGCAGCCGAGAACTGTTTCAGGGCTATGCATAAAATTCCAACCAAATCCTTGTATCAAGTCAAACTTCTCAGTTCCCAAATCAGAAAAGTCGATAACCGAATAGTCATAATCGTATCCAGGTTCATAGTCCCTAACATGTTGTTCAAATTCGGCAAGTACATCATTATTCATGAACGTAATTTCGGTATCTGGATACATTGATTTATATTCGGCCAAACCGCTTGCATATGAATCGAAAGCGAGTATCGATTGTGGTTTTTTGAGCATTAGTACATGTTCATGCTCTATGTATGATGACTCAACTACGGCCTGCCATTCCGGCTCCATATTCATGTACTGGTCCCAAATCCAAATACTCTGGGTTCCAGCAATTGCCACATTTCTTCTATCGAGATTTAGTGAAAGCCGATAATTGACAACCCGTTTAGCTATATCCCCCTCTATGTCGGATAGTTTTTTTTCTGACGTTGAGGCCAATGGTTTTGATATCAGTTTGGAAATAATTGCCGTTTGAAGGACCGAATTACTCATTTGCTGCCTTCCTTTTTAGTGCAATCTGCCTTGTATACCAACAATGACGAGCCCTTGTCATTAAATGAAAATTTTGTTTTCTCATTAAATCAAATGCCGGTTTTCCGGTATTAGAAAATGTCGCAGAGCTGTAGTGAAATAGTCTCCTCAAATTAAAAAAAATCTCATCGATTGTTACATCATCAATTTGCTCAAAGTCGATATTGGCTATATAACAAATTTTTGCGAGCTCGCACTCCGTTTGGGATATGTCGACATCAACATCGTACAGATTTGCGCCGCCAGCTAGTCTACTCCGTTTCATCTATTTCCCCTTCGTCGAACCAATCATCATTGTTTTCTTCGATTGCTTCAGACCATGCGCTTGACATATCGCCATTCTGTAGTAAATCGCAAAAAAATGCCCCTCCATCAGGAACTTCAAATGAAAATAAATTCGGCACCCACCTAACCACATTGTCTATTCTGTCTGGATTATGCATTGGTTCAGATACGTCTGGTGCAGAATGTGAGCGCTCTGGGCATATCGAATATCGGCCCTGACTCATTGCTGCATCAACAACGGAAAAACCGTGCTTGATTGGTGGAAGTTTTATTTTCATTGGTATGAATTTCTAGCTATCCGTCAATGCGGCATATGCCGCAAGTTGCGCTATTAGGGAGTTGAATGATTTCCACCTAGCAAGGTCGCTTTCCTGGGTCTCTGGGTTCTCAAAATTCTCATCGAGCGTCTCTGGGTCAACGCCAAGCACTAATGCAAGCGAATATATTGAGTACTCCAAAAATTCAATTGCCTCTGTTTTGGCTTTGTTTTTTTGTTCTGTGGTTAATGCCATTTTCTGCCCCTAACTATTGGCTACTCTTGACTTTGCAATACCAAGTGCTGAGCATAGTACGTTTGTTTGATTTATGATTTTTTCCATTTGATTGTTTGAATTTTCTCGCAAATCGTTAACCGGGCTAGGCTCATATTTGTCTGGGTCTATCCCTACTGACAATAAAGATTGAATAATTGTGGTTTCGATTTGTCGAATAAGCCTATAGCAAACTAGTTTTTTCTTATCTGCAGATAATGAAAAATTCATTTTTGACCGTTAACCTTCTGGATTATTACTCGTTATCCAGTTCTGCAATCTTGCGTGTTACAAGTTTTACTGCATTTACTGATTCATTGAGAATTTCTACATCAAATGAGTGTTCCGCACTTATGTCGAATGTATCTGGGTCAATCCCATGGCTAACGAGACGCTCAAAAAGCAGCTTTTCGGCATCGGCTAGGGCTCTTGTGTATATTGCCCGCTTTTCCGCGTTTGTAAGGGATGTTGAAAAGTTCATTGGCTAACTCCATTTGACATTGCTTTTGGGTACTGCAATTTTACCATTTTATTTAACCTGGTTCTTAAAGGATTATGCCCGTATATGCACTATTCTGGCATATTGAGCTGTGGTAAACCAGTAAAGGTTGGTCCGATTCTATCCCCATCTGCGTCAACACCTGATTTAATTCCTTTGGACCAAATCCACTCGCGCGAATTCTCTGCTTTGATATTGCCGTACTTGATTCGTTTATCAATAAAATCTTTGTCTTCCCACCTATTGAATGTTTCGAACTCTACGGATTTTAATAAATTGTCGTCATAGATATTAAAGAAACAAATTGGCATTCCGGCGGGAAATACAACTGGCTCGCCAACTTTTGTAATTTTCCAATTCATTTGAAACTCGTCAGGCCACCACCATGTTGGTATGGTGGCTGTTAGTGGAACGGCTCCATCGACAAAATAGTTTGGACTCCCGGAAATCCACATCGAGTAGGGCGCTTCCGTCTTAAACGCCCACCCAATGGAAAATGTGACAGTTCCAATTATGGATTGATGTACTTGGGTTCTGCCAGATTTTGTGACTGCGCCAGATAGAACTCGTGGCACGGAGGTGTGCCCATCCCACTCAACCACAATTTCTTCTTCGAGCTGAACTTCCCATCCATGCACATTTGCGACTGTTAGCGGCATGCACTGATATGCATGTTTCTTGTATGTTTCATCCATCCAATCACGTTTTACGCGTGATTGTGCTATTTTGGGCGGCGTATCTGATGAAGCGGATAACCAAATTTTAGTCATTTACTTATTCAGTCCAAATCTCCCATAGGACGATTCCTGTAGTTTCTGCCCAGTCGGGGAATATTGCGGAATGCCAGCACCCTCTGTTGCTTTGCTGCCATCCATGTTTTCCCCATATCCATGTTTGTGCGTTCTGTCGTTGTAGTCGAACATTGTTACCGCAACATATTTGGTCCCAGATATTACCGGTTTTGAACCGTGGGCATATATGTATGTTGATGGGAACATAATATGGTCGCCAAATTCTGGCTTAATTGTGATATTGAGGTGCGGGAAATGCAGCTCACCACCCTCATACCCATCATTCAGATACAGGCACGACGATACTGTGCAGTTATAAGAAAAGCCGTGGTCGGTATGAACGCTAAAATGTTCACCTGGGTTATATCTAACGAAATTGATGGCCTCCATGTAGTCCATCTTGATGTTGTATCTTGCCTCATAGTCGACTAGAGCAAATTCAAGGCTTTCCGATATATCTGAATAAATATTTTTTATTTCGGAAAATTGCGATGGGGCATTTTCTGCATGATTTTTTCCAATTTTGCAATCATGACAGTCTCTATATTCCGGCATTTTTACCTGGTCCCCAACCAGGGCCTCCATCCACATATACGGAGCAGTTGTGCTTGAACCAATTGTTGTCTCGAGCCGCTCTACGACATTTTTTGCCTTTTCGCTGAGCGCATTTCTATATAGGACTATCCCAAATCTTGGGTCATCCACATGAAATACTTGGATATCTGGGCAAAGCATCTCTGACATAATTATCTCCTTACAGTTTTATGCTAATCGATAATTGAAAACCACATTGGCGCAGAGTATCTTATACCCTCTACTATCGGTAGTACGCCATGTGCATATCTTGTATCTCCCGGGAAAGCAATAAAACTTCCACCCTTGGGGGGGACTCTAATTTTTTGAGTAGGAAAATATAATTCTCCTCCGATAAAATTTTCATTAAAATAAAGTACGGCAGATACATCAAAATTTTCACACCCCTGTTTTGCACATCCATCAAGTGTTTCGTTGTCTGCGTGTATCTCTGTTTCATGGTTTAGGGGCGTTTTCCGGAAAAACGGTGGACGGACACTCGTAAAATTTAAATCCACTTTATAATGGTTTTGCAAAAAAGAGCCGATAGCAACTGCGTTTACTTGCAGCTCCTCATAGAATTCTTTATGTCCATTTTTTAGTAAATCAAAAGAATTCATTGAGCAAGGAATATTTGATATTAATTTATTTACGTGTTTTAATTCATTTTTATTAATTAAGTTCTCAACAATAACTATTCCGTCGAGTTTTCTGCTTTGCATAGACGACATACAGCAACCAGACCATTAATCCACAACCGTATAAAACGATGGTGTCGTGTACCTCTCCCCGCTGGTAATCATTGACACACCATGCAGATAATTGACATCTCCTGGGTGTATGACAGCAAGGCCTGGTTTTGGTCTTACCGTTATCCCATGTTGTGGGTAGTACAAGTCTCCACCAGTAAAATTATCGTTATAGTAAAACAGTGAATTTATATCGTAATCAACAAAGGCATTGGGATTTCCGTCGTTAAGCTGCTTGTCGGCATGGGGTTTCTGCTCAATTCCCGGCCTCCATTTCATTATGACCGGAGGACGAACTGATACTGATACACCAAAAATCGACTCAATTAAATCTTTCATTTTGTAAATGTATTTATCCACTATTTCACTACTGCACTGCCTATCATTCCAGTAGTCTGCGTTATAGAGGCAGGTGCCGTCTTCTGCATAAACGCTTTCTGCCTCATTATTCCATTCTGAAATAGTGGGACAAAATTGTTGTATTTTGTGTAGGTCGTCAAGTTCTATAAAATTCTCAATGACATGTATGTTTTCTGGGCCAGCCCCAAAATGCCCAGGTTTAATTTTCCATGGCGACTCCGGCGTTATGTGCGGGATGCTATTTTCTTTTTGAACGGACATATTCATACACTACTAAATCAAAATGGCTTCTTTTCAGTATTTCGCGTTTTTGTTCTGGGGTTGGGGTTATCCCGTTCCGAATAGATGAATTTGTTTTTTCTGGAGCTACGCCAACAAAGTTGACATCAAATTTTGTTTTGAATTGATATTTTAAATATTTGTTTATATTTTCTCTATCATTTAATTCAAATAATTGAATTTGTTCAATTTTGGAAATTAATTGTTCGTCTGATTTGGGCATATCTTCTTCCACAAACCATATACCCTCGAGCCTGTGTAGACCTATATTGTTGTCTTCGTTATCAATTCCAAGAATTTTACTTATGCTAACTGTTCTGCATGCAAGCATGTGTGTCTGCAAATTACCATGCGATGAAAATAACCTGCAGCCAAACGGTTGATTATGAACTCCCTCAAGAAACTCGTCGAGAGTTTCGTGATTGAACGTTTTCTTTGACGACAGTGCCCTATATGCGGCAATACTTACAAAATGGTCGACTGGTTCTCTGACAATCGAGAATGTGTCAATTTTGCCATAATTTTCTATTATGGGATTAATTGCAAAATGACCGCTGATTGCTGGCCAGTCTGCCATTTTTTTATGGTCATATGAAAACTCAAAGATTTCCGGCACTTGGTTTATTTCTTGTAGCAAACCCTTCTTTTCTCTATCCATATAAAATGATTTATGGATTGCATATAAAATTCCTGTTCCAGATGTTCTTGGGATATGAAGATGGTAAAGCTTATTCATGCTTTGTAATATTATTCTTTGCAATATCAATCAATTTGTTATGTTTTTCTGGCACCCAAAAATGTGGAGACGTATATCTGACCCCCTCCATAATGGGTTTAACACCGTGCAAATAATAAATACTTGAAGGGAAAAATATCAGAGTTCCCTCTTTTGGTTTTATCTCAATTCCGTGTTGTGGAAAATAAATTTCTCCACCGACATAATTGTCGTTTAGATAGATAATAGACCCGTAATCAACAATATATGTGTCGTTTGGTGTTCCATCCAAATTTTCACCATCAGCGTGAAGTTCTTGTTTTTCCCCGGCATCCCATCTTCTTATTCCTGGATGTGCCGATTCGAGTTTTCTTCCAAATTTGAATTCAATTAATTCTTGTACTTTATTTACATATAACTGCATTGCTTTAAATAGCTCTGGCGCATTTTGTTGCATTTTCTTGTATGTCGATATCTTGTCATTTCCACCGCGCGACCACGATTCCCATTCATTTATTGAGTAACAGTATCGATAAGCCATCTCTAAATGTTCGTTTGAGATGAAATTTTCTACAATGACAATATTGTCAGAACTTCCCTTGCCAATCTCCATTGGTATCACCAAAATTATGTATTAAGGAAATCGTCTATATCCTTGCTTATTAATTCAAGAGACACTTCAATGCCCCTGCGCTGCAATACGTTTGGCCACGGCTTACTGCCATATGGTCGATAATCGTCTGAGTCTTGGGTGGGCGATTTTTCAATTTTGGGGTTGTGATTCCTTCTTCCATCACTGGTCCATGACTCACTAATCCAAGGGAAAGTCTCTCCGTTTACGTTTCTTTCACCGAGCAAGAATCCATTTGCGTAGCGAATTACTTTGGTTCCTGTTCTGTCAATTAGGAATTTTTCAAAATTCCCACGCAGTGGGTCATATGCTTTCATTTCTTTGGGCGGCGTAACTGCTCCATTTTCGTTTAGTTCTGGTGCGTATGACCATGGTATTTCTTCGTGGTGGTACGGAACGCCATTGGGTTGCAAATCAGCTTCGTATGCGCCAGTCAAATACCACCACAGCGAGTGCTGTTCTTGGAGTTTTTCTTTTCCCGGAACATAATCTGAACTATACGTATGCTTATCAAATCTCCCATTGGTTAATTCGGAGAACTGATACGTGGCCCCAAAGTGTTCTTTTGCATAATTTTGTGCCACTTCACCAGGTGTCATGTCTAATTGGTTTTTCTCAATATACGCGACTAAGCCATCTTGGAATTCTGGGTACCCGTGGCAAACAAAGTCGTCCACAACTACCGCAATAATGTCAAAATCTGGTTCATTCTTGTATTTTTGATTAAGTTCCTCAATAACAGAATGTTGCGGAATGTTGCCGCAGCCAGCGGCAACATTAAACAGGAGTGTTACTTTTCCCTTCCTGCTCTTCAGGATGTCATTAATTTTCCCATCTGCTGAAGCAAGGTTTATATCATAAATTGAAAATGGCAGCGTCCTATTTCGCCACTTATTGTCTCTTTCCATGGATGCTGGAATCAACTCATCTATGGTCATATTTATGCTTTTTAACTTCGTTGACGACATCTCATCTCCTACTTGAATATCACTTAAACCCTGGTGGGAAGAATGGTGGGAAGAATGGTGGGAAGAACGGGGGGAAAAAGGGCGGGAAGAAGGGTGGAA